AACAAGACTGTATGCGTAGCCTCTTTTGTGCGTCTCTTTCAAATCCTCCAGCGTCTTTTGGCACGTGGCCTCATCTGGAAGAACTGTGATTGGCATGAAGTACAGGACCTTTGCTGATTGGACATCGAGCATCCAAGCAATCAAGACCACCTTCAAGGTGATCGGGTCCATCACTTCACCTTCTGTTCAAGGAGATGGATTCGCTTATCCAATTCGCCCCTGATTTTTTCTAGGTCAAACCGGATAGCAGCACGGGCTTGGGCAGCATCGGCAGCCATATCAAGACGACTCTTATCGACCAGCGCCATAGACCTTTCACGGTCCAATGTCATTGCTGCACGGGCCAAGGCTGCGTCACGCTCAACCTTGTCGATCTTATCGTTCAACTGCTCCCTGATCTGGGCCATATCAATCGTCGTGCCTTGCGGCGGGATTGCTTTGTTGTCGGCGTTAACCACCACAGCGATCTTGGACTTGAGCTGGATGATCTCATTGTTCGCAGTAGACAAAGCGTTCATAAGATAAACGACGCAAGAGAACAGAATCGGAATACCAGCAAACGTGATCTTCTCAACTAGCGCGCCCTTGCTGGCGTTGGCCGCCATTTCAAGTGCGATCTTTTCTTGCTTCTCTTCTGTCGTGCTCATCGCGTAACCCCAGCCCTTTCAGCGGTCATAACCATTTGTTCTGACAGTCGGCCTTTGGCCAAGCGCAACTGTTCGAGAAGTTCCGTCTTCTTGTCCGCTTCAAAGTTTGGGTTGCTGCGGATGATCTCCATCTGACGATTGATCTGGGACAAACGAGCAGCAGCAGCGTTGAACGCAGTGTACAGACCTCTGGCCTGAGGCATTTCAGCCAAGCGTTCACGAACGGTTTCCATGTCGCTTCGTTCTGCCGCGCGGTTCATCGAGTTGACGTTCTCCGTGAGCTTCTGCTTGATCTCGTAGAAGTCGCCAACGAACTTGTTGTTCAACTGGCTTTCAGTCTTAAGGATCGAGGTCAGGCCGGAAAGGTTTCCGACAACGCCAGCAACACTTGTCGGGTCTCCAAAGATACCCTGCGGACGTGTGCCACCTGTGCTGACGAGGGAGTCAACCGTTCCAAGGAACAGGGTGGCCGACGTGCCGAGATAGCCGCGGATCAGAGTATCAACCTGTTTCGGGGACAGCCCAGTGTACGGAGCCAACTGCCCGGCAAGTTTTGCCACGCTGCTGGTGTACTCATCAAAGCGTTCTTCCTTAGGGTTGTTTTTATCCGCCAAGGTTTCGATAGCTTGACCTGTGTAGGAGTTCTTGTTGGCGATGAGTTCAGACAGCGGCTTGAAGGCCTGAGGAATAACCTCAAACAAGAACGTCTTCTTCATCATCTCCGCAGTACCCATGGCAATGTCGTTACCATTTTCCTTGCGGATCGAGTCGAGCATGAGTGTCGGCAGACCACCAAACAACTCACCGACTTCGTAAGCACGGGGAAGCATGACAACCGTGTCGCCGACTTTAAGGTACATGTTAGAGAGGCGTTCCTTCACGGACAGTCTCTTGTACCAATCCTCATCGCCGTACATCGCGTTGATGCCAGCGTTGATGATCGTAACCATCAGGCCGCGCGTGACGATAGCTGCCGGAATACCAATGACGCCCTTGCCAACGAGGCTCTTGGGTGCGCCTTCAGTTCCGGTCTCCAGCAGACGATAGAGGCCTTGGATACGCGCGGTAAGGAACGGGGTCAGAGGAATGAGGGTGGAGACGGCGTTGCCAAGCACCCCATTACCAGCACCGTGACGGTGGTAGTTAACGAGGTTGACTGCTTCCCACGAAGCATCAGCGTCTGACATGCCGCGGCGCTTGAGATAATTGTAGTAAGCGATACGTGGAGCCATTTCCGTGATTTCACCCAGACCTTCAAGCTTATCGAAGGCGCGGAGGAAATTGTTCCAAGCATTCAATGGCTTTTCACGGGACGTGTAGACGCGCTTCATGTAGTCGGCTTGGTTCTTGTAACCAGAGCCAAAGCCGAAACCGCCGAAACCTGTCTGAGCGACAATGGTCCGATAAGCGTCGCCCTTGTTCCACGTATCAGTGACGCCAGCCATAAACCCACGAATGATTTCAAAGACAGGCATGCCCGTCTTGATCTTCAATTCAACCAGACCACGGATCGTGTTGCGAAGCTGGAAGGGAGGGGTCGCTGTCACACCTGTACGCAGGATGCCAGTGAAGTGAGAAGCCGCCCGCATGAAGGCGTTCTTCTCTTGCGGAGACAGAGCAGCGATTGCTTGGAACATCGCCTGATCATGAATGACCATGTGCTTGTCTTGGCCGTTCACGCGGAACGAGATCGTTCCCTTAGCAGGCTGGTCAACAAGTTCTGCAATCGTCGTATCGCCACCATTCTGCATCAACTGGGTCAGCGTGTTGGCGGTCTCTTGGTATGCGACGTTACGCACGGCTGCGCTAACAATGGAGTTGTAGTTGCGCAGGATGTTTTCGTAGAGGTCGGCATGAACTGCGCCGCCACCACCGAGTGTCTGGGTAAAAGCGTTGATGCCTTCTGGGTTTTTGATGGCGTCGTAGATGTCGCCGCCCAGAGTGATGTTCGGGTTACGCTTCAGCTCTTCGTCCTGATAGCGGTACATCGGAGTGTACATCAGGGTCTTGAAGCGTTCGGCAAGGTTACGTGGGATGAGGCCTGTCTGAACAGACATCTCCACCATCTTGTCGTTGAACTTCTGGAACTCCCTGCTTGCTTCAAGGATATCCTGATCAGCAGCGGCAACCACTCGGCGCAAGGCTTCACTGGAAACACGCTTTCCAGTTTTCTTATCCAGAATGTTCAAGCCACCCTGACCTTGGTTCGCCGCACGCAAAGCAAGTTCGCGCTGCGCAAGCATAACAAGCTGCGCTTGTTCCATCCTCTCGACGCCGATCTTCTCAAAGATCTTCATGAGAGACTTGTCTGACTTGGTGTCGTGGTAGAAGAACGACTTAGTAGCGGGGTTGTAACCCAGCGGGCCGATGCTGACGACACCCATCACGCGGCCAGTAGCGTTCTGGTGGCTTTCCAAGAACTTGCCGAGATTGCGTGTTTCCATCCGTTCAAGGAACGGAAGGTTGGACAGCACGGTGTTGCGCAGCAGGGCGCGGCCGAGAGTTTCCCCCGCATTGGCCCCAACGATGTTGCGGAACAGCTTGTTGAACCAGCCAGTGATCGAGTTGTCTTCACGCTGAACTACGAACAGGAGATCGCGCATTCCTTCCGGATACTTTTCAGCTTCCAGACGGGCCTTGCGCTGCTGCGGTGTTTCTTTAGCAATCGCCTCTTCTTTTGAGTCGAGGCCGATGATGCTGTTTGTAGACGTAGAGGTGTTGTCAAATGACGAAGACTCCCTGACTACCTTTTCGTAACCCGGAGTATTGTTAGCGATTTCTCGTGCGCGAGGAGTAGTGACGCGATTTCCGTAAATGTCGCGAAGAAGTTTTTGAAACGCGCCTTCCGTCGGCTTGACACCAAGCATCTTAGAAATCGTCTGGTACAGATTTCTGAGGTTGTCGAGAACGGACTTCTGAAACTTCTCAAAGGTGGTCTTTGGAACAAGGTTCTCAAGTTCCTTTGCCATCCAACGAGCGCCAGTTTCAGCAATCCATTCGCTAAAGGAGCGTTGGTAGTCCTCACCCACCACTGTTTTAGTAACTTCTTTACCCGCTTCAACGGGAACTTTTTTAGCGTCACTTTTTATAAAGGCTTCGTACTGCTCGCGCGTAAGACCAGCAGCCTTCAAGCTCTTTTCCATAAACGCTGGGTTGTTGACCTTACTTGGATTAAGCAGCGCCCGATAATGGAAAAAACGCTCCACGGACGAAATGTTTTTTTCTTTTGCGTATTGGTCAATGACGGATTGAATTACGTCAGGGCTGGAGTTTGCAAGATGTGTGTATTCAATCGGATGAGAAAGCTCATGAAAAATGGTCTTCAATAGGTACGCCTTAGCGGATTCCGGGTCCGTCATTTTTTCGCGGATTCTATCCACGTCAAGACGAACAAGGAACTGGGGCTTGTCGGCTGGGGCGTAACCCATAGTTGTGTCAACATTTCCAAACGCTTTGGACACACGTTGAGCTTTGACCTGAACCCGAGTTCCCGGAAGAAATCCTTGGATCAAGGTCCGCATAACGCCTGACGATCCCGGAAGAGCTTCTTCCAGAATTTGCTCCACTCTGGGAGACATCCTGATTTGCGCACGATCCTGCTTAACCCCGGAAGGGACTCCGCCAAATCCAGAAGGCATGGGAGGAGGAGGCTTCGGTATGTACGGAGCCTTCTTTGGTTCGGCTGGGGTAGGGGCAGCCGGAGCAGTGGGAATGGGAGTAAGAACAATCGGGCCAGCGGGAGCCTTTGGAGCCATATCAAGAATGGCTTGATAGATCTCTCCGGTAGAACGCATAAAGTCCACGGGCAACGGACCACCATTCTGCCCGTCGTTGATCGCAGCTTGAGCCAGACCCCTCAGGTGATCACGAACACCTTTGCCAAAGGTCTTGATCATCGCGTCGTTAAACCCACGATCTTTTAGAAACTGGCGATACTTCTCATCGCTCGCTGACTTTTTCGGTTGGCTTGTGATGTACAGAGCCTTGTCAATCCCATTAACAAACTGCGGATCGAACTGCGCAGTGCCAAACCCATACATAGGCCTTGCCCCAGCCAAAGGCTTTGGCAAATCAAAGACGGGAAGTTCTGCGGCCGGAGCCGGAGTAGGTGCGGGAGCCGGAGCCGGAGCCGGAGCCGGGGCAGGAGCCGGAGCCGGAGCCGGGGCAGGAGCAGGAGTTACACCTTCAGTCGGAGCCGGAGCAACACCCTCTACTGGAGTAGGGGCAGGAGTTACACCTTCGGCTGGAACCGTAGGAGCTTTCGGACCTTGGAGTTCTGGCGGACCCTGCTTCTCAGGTTCTGGACCAATAGGCTGCTGCGGACCCTGCGGCTCAAGTTCTGGACCAATAGGCTGCTGCGGACCCTGCTGCTCTGGCTCTGGACCTATGAATTGTTCCGGCCCCTGCTGCTCTGGCTCTGGACCTTTTTCCGTAACGGAGGGAGATCCCTTCTTTCCGAGGGCAACATTTGACACGCCGCCAACAACGCCGCCGACAATGGCCCCACGGATCGAGCTATCAAGAATCTCTTTCCAGTTTTCCGATGTGAAGAACTCTTTGTTCTCGTCAACAAAAGAAATGGCGGCCTTCGTGACGGCTTCTTGCGCGCCTTCGGTGAGAGCTTCGGTAGGTGCGCCTTTGGCAAAGCCGAGACCAAGGCGCTGCCCGATGGACCCAACCAATGCCTCTCTCGCAGGGCCAGAAAGCCTTCCGATAACTGCCGCCGGAAGGATTGATTCCAGCGCAGCACTAATACCGCCAGAGATCAAAGACACCCCGAGTTCTTCTTTGCCAGTTTCCCTAAGGATAGCAGCATAGTCTGCTGGTATTGTCTGTGCGGCAGAGCCCGCGAAGAAGCCAGTAGTTAGGGCTCCACGACGTGCGGCAAGAGACGCGACAGCCGGAGCCACACGGCCTGCGGTGAGGCCTGCGCCTGCACCAGCGACAGCGCCCGCCGGACCACCAAGAAGGCCGCCAACAGCACCACCAGCAAGCCCCGTAGCTGCGCTTGCAGCAAGAGATGGAATACCTTCAGCAAGAGTCTCCACCCCAAAACGAAGTGCAGAAACCGGACCTTTTATGTCCTCAATGCTCTCAAATTCCCTTGGATATTTTTTGGGGATCTCCATCTCACTTTGCGTAGCTTCACGAAGCTGGCGCTCGGCAAATGAACCCGCAGCCCCAGCCACGCTCTCCGCTCCGAGAGCCTCGGCCCCACGTTGAACAGCGCGGGAGGCATATGCGGGGAGGTAGTCTCCGAGCCCAACACCCACATACGCACCGCCACGCTTCAAGGCGTCGCTGGCAAGTTGCCCAATGCCTCTCTGAGGAGGCGCGAATTGTGGGAACGCGGATAGGATGCGCTTATAGGCGTCCGCTTGACTGACGTCATCGGGGACCTCAACGCGGTTTCCGTCGGGCAGCGAAACATAATAAGGCATTCTGTCACCGCTTATTTAGAACGGGGAAGTTCGTCGAGTTTAAAGGTCTGCGGCCCAGAGGGTTGCCCAGACCGTTCTCCCCTTTGCGTCAGCGTACTTGTTATGCTGCCATATAGGAATTGCGACAACCTACGAGCTTCTTCCGGACTAATAAGCGCGCCGGGAGTACCGCGGAGAGGATCCGCAGCAGCCGCCTTAAGAAGAGCCTCAGCACGAGCCGGGGCTTCTTTTGTCTGCATGAAATCAAAGCCGCGTTTAGCTGACTCCACCAGTGTGTCGCGACCTTGGTCGGGTGTCCACCCCCCAAGAAGGGCGTAGGTCCGGACCGCTTCCGGATCCTTCTCAAGCTGGCGGTTGGCAAGATCAAGCTGGATAGCTTCGCGGCGACGCGCAGCGGCGTCTTCACGGCTTGCACGTTCCATAGCAGCGAAGGCCCCGATACCAGCCTGACCGCCTGCGCCAATGTTGGACAGGGCATTTGGACTGCGGCCCGCGGCCATAGCAAAGCCTGCCTGCATCAGAGCAAGAAGGGCGTTCTCGCGGCGTTCGGCTGCGCGTTCTGCCTTGATGTCGGAAAGAATCACCGACAAAGGCCCTTTTTCACGTTCACGGGCAGGGGCGGCAGGAGCCGGGGCCTCAACGGTCTGACGTTCCGCAGCGGAGGTAGGCATACGCGGCTCGTCCGCACGATCACGTTCAAGCAATGCCGCAACAGAAGATGCTGCCGGAGGAATTGGCGGGGCAGGGATTGCGGCCTTGCGAACCTCTTCCCGATACTCACGGCGAATCTCAGGTTCCGCAGTCTCGCGCGGGGGTCCGGCTGGGATTTGGGAAAGTTGCTCCAAAGCACGGCGGCGAGACTCAGATTGGACGAGACCCGGAAGACCCGGTGCCTGAGGACGAACGGAAGTGTCGCGACCCATTTCAATAGTAGGACGATCCAGAATTGTGCGATCCTGCGGCTTGGGGCTACGAGCTTCCAAGTCGTCGATGTCAAAGGAACGAGCTCTTGCAGTAGCAAGCTTTCGCGCTTCCTCAGCCGCAAACGCCTCAGGGTCGGTGCGCTCAAGATAGGATGGCGGATTCCGATACCGCTGATTGCGCCAATCGTATTGCGCGATGAGGGACCTAGCGAGACCGCCTTCTTGAAACGACTGAACAGGCTCCTGCATGGGCAGGCTAATCGACACTGTCGGCTGAAACAAGCTCCGCATGGCTTGGGCGTTTTGGTCCGGAGTTGTGACCGAGCCAATGCCAAGGCCTACAGACGGCGCAACCGACGGTGCGGCTGGAGCCTGCTTCTGGAACATCGAGCGTTGAAGGACGGGATCGTTGGCCATGTTTTAATTCTTCGTCAAGTTGTAAGCCGCGAGTCCGGCGGTGCCGAGACCAGCGACCTGTGAAACGATAGACGGCGACGGGGCTGTCGTCTGGCTGATCGTCTGTTGCGACGACGGTGCGCCCTTGTAGATGTCGGACAGGAACGAGATACGCTGGAACGGCTCGTAGGACTGTTGCAGAGCAGTTTGACGCGATGCGTCCAGTTCCTTCTGACGCTGTGCCTGCTGCTGCAATCCAATGTTGTAGAGGAACGAGACGTCGCCCTGCTGAAGGCCGGACTGCAATTGACCAAGGGCCGCGGTCTGTTGACCAAGCGTGCCGATACCAGCAGCACTAGCCTGCTGCAAACCGCCAGCCTGCGTCGCTCCCTGCAAACCAAGATTACCCGCACCGAGAGCGAGGTTACCCGCCGACTGAGCACGTGCCTGCTGGTTGGCGAAGGCGTTCATTGCAGCGTTCTGCGCTTGGCTGTAGTTGGCGAAGTAATCTTCCAAGACGCGCTTGGATTGGATGTCGGCAAGATTGCGACCAAGCTCGGCCCGTTGAACACCTTCACGGCTACCGCCGAAAGCGCCAGACTTAACGGCCTGTGCCGACAAACCCTGCTGTTGGATCTGAGCCTGACGGCCCATTTCCTCAACAGCCTTCTGGGTGACGGCTTCCTGATAGGGGTTCATGTAAGCAATGGCCGAGCGGGGATCGTAACCCTGCGCCCCAGCAATGCCGAGCATCGAGGCCAAACCGCCGTAGCTTGTGGCTGCTTCCATACCAGCCTGACCGTACTGGGGAAGACCGCCGTAGCCTTCAGCCGCTTTGGTGAAAGCCTGACCAGCAGCCTGCATGTACGGAGCATAGGAGCCAACGCCCTGACCAGACAGTTCAAGGGCCTTGATCTGTTGAGGGGTCATCTCCGCCATTTTAAGGGCAGGAAGATCGACAGGGATTTCAGACCGCTCTTTGGCAAGCTTCAGAAGTCCAAGCTTATAGGCTTCGATATCTGGGGCTTCGCGGACTATCTGTTCTTGGATCGTAGTCTCGGCCATGGTTACGCCATCCGTTCAAATTTATGCATGAGCTCGTACATCTTGCGAGCACCTTTCATGCGGTCGCCTTTGCCTGCGCCGCGGACGGCTTTGGCTGTCATCACAAACTCACCGTCGCTAAGGCGAGCGGGAATGGAATCGCTGGTCCCGGTCCCCGGACCGTGGATCGCGCCACCCGCTTTGACAGACATAATACCCGCCGTGCCTGTAGTCGGATATTTGATCTGGCCAAAGTTAGGGGTTGGTGCCGCACTAGCAATAGAGGTCGTCGGGGTGATGTATCCACCTGTTGGGAAGACAGGGTTTCCGGACTGTGGGGTACGAGGAGAGAAGTTCGCCACGTTGAAACCGTAGGTTCCCGGCTGCTCATTAAGAAGCTGCGTTCCGGTCTTACCACTTGTGAGGCTTGGCTTGATGTCTTCTTTGTTCTGGCCCATGCCAAGAAGCAGTGCGCCACCGCCCAACAAAGCAAGTGCCTTGTTGTCCTTGATCCAGTTTGTGGCGCTGCTAAAGAGGTCAGGAGCTTTGATTTGGGGGGTTACCGTACCATCCAACCCGGCCGCACGAGCAGCGTAAGCTTCTGGACCCATAGCGGCCTTAACTGCATCGGTGTTTGGAAGAGGAGCACTCGGCGTCCCTGCCGCATCGATTGTCGGGGCCGCCCCACCAGCCGCCGTGTCGCCCATACCAAAAGTCTGCTTGAAGAGGTCGGAGCCCGGGATGGATGTTCCGGAAACAAAGCCCTTGCTGATGCCGTCGAAGAAGCTTCCGCCAGCCATGCTGCTGCTGATGCCTGCGCCGATACCAGCGGTCAAGCCGCCCATAAGCGCGCTCTTCAAAGCGTCTGCTGGTTTGGCACCTGACAGCAAAGAGGTGACGCCCCCAGAAATAGCGCCCGCAAGAATAGGCGGGACGCCCATTACCGAAAGGGCAACAGTTCCAATGATCTGCGCGCCAACCTTAAAGATCTTTCCAAGCGACTTCCAAAAGCCAAACTCAGGGAGACCTGTCTTTGGGTTGATCGTTCCACGGCCGCCCATGCGCTTGAGCATGTCGGCTTCCATCGGATTGATGTGGGCAAGGATCGTATCGCCACCACGACCCGCAGCGGCAACCTTTGACGCTTCCTTTTTCAAGGAAACAATGCCGCCCTTAGCAAAGGTCGGGGACGACACTGCGCGGACGCGCCTAAGTGCTTGTCCTACAAGAGCTTTTGTAACAGCAATCAGGTTCGGATCGTACTGCTGGGGGACATCCTCAGGAGAGAAAGCGCCTGTCTCGACCAGTTGCTTGACCAGTTTAGGGTACTGACTAGGGTCCTGTTCAACGTACCCGATCAGACGGAGGAATGATTCCAGTTCCTGTTCTGACAGGTCGTCCAGCTCATCGAGGACTGCCTTCAGTTCTTTCCGCTGATCAGGGGAAAGTTTTTCAAAGGTGTCTGCAACGGCTGTGGATAGACCCGGCAAATCCTTCGCTTGGAACGGTGACTGTTCCAGCGTCTGGGCAAAACTAGGATCGCGAAGAAGCTCTGTACCCTGCATAGACTTTCCCTATGAGCGTTTTTAAGCGCCGACACGGCGATGGGGCAGGACAAAGCCTGAGGGTTCGCCGACAAATCTACCCTTTTGAGATCAGTAAAACAAGCCTCAGACTGTTACTGTTACCGATCCAACTCGCCCTGTAGCAGACAGTCCAGCCACATAAGGACTGTAGAGAACGGAGACCCGAAGAGCGCCGTTCACTTGGAAGATGGTCCCCGGTTCAAGACCCGAATCATTGCTGGCCAGATTGGTCAACACAATCGTGGTCTGCCGTCCTTCGCCCGGTGCTTGGATATACGTGATCAAGCTGATCAGAGCGCGGACCAGATCATTGAAGTAAAGCTGATCATACTGCGCCGGAGCACGGGTAAAGATCGGCGGGATAAGGCGGACATCCATCAGCGCCGCCCGTCCGCTTGGATCTCGATACGGGGAGAACCAAGTCTCCAGCATGTTCCGACGCGATTGCTTTCGACACGCAGGATGATCGAGCGGCCGCGCAAGCGGATGTCCTTCACCTGAGTGTATTGCTCAACCGGAACAGTGGCCGTGCGAAGAACCTCCGAGTCGGAACCGTTTTGGTAATTGGACCCCGGATAGTTCTGTGTCTTGATGATGAGATCGAGACGCGGATCGTTTGTCGCGTTGATGAACGTCACGTCAGGAATGATACGACGCACAAACGAGAACTGGTTGCCGTCTCCGATATCAAGAGGCGAGCTCTCGATATAGGCGTTCAGAGGAGTTGCCGGAGTCGTACTGCCGTCATCCGTACCAAACTCATGGTTGTAGATATAGTTGTCCGGACTTGCGGCCTGAGGATATTCGCGGACCCCATGGTCAAGCCAAGCCGTGCGAGCAAGATTCCCATACGTCCAGACCTGTTCCTTGTAGTTGAACGTGACGTAGCGGTCGTTCTCGAAAGAGGACGCTGACGGATAGAACCACGTGACTTCGTTATACTCGGAGTTCAGAGCGGCATAGACCTTGTCACGCTCGTTGGAATTGAAGTCGTTGAAGACATAATCCTTCAACGGGCAAAGCAGAGGATCCGTCTTACCACTGTAGACGTAGAACTCGGTGTCCCCCATCCAGAACACTGTATCGTCAACGGCCACTGCGCTGTTGTAGCCGTTGATGCTGATGTTGCTCGAAATAAGCTGCACACCAAAAGTGTATGGAGGCCCGACATATTGCATCGAGTAGAGAGAAACCTCAGTAAAAATGAGGATTTCTCGCTTCGTCTCAATAGCTTTCACAATCGTGCTGCCGCTACCAAGGCGCAGATCGCCAGCGGTGTTTGTTGCAGTCGCCGTCCAAGTGAACGGGTCTTCCTGAGAAGAGAAGCGAACGGACAGTGGATCAAGGGCCGTGGACCCACCCTGATTTGCACCAAAGGCAATGACGTGTCGATCACGGTCCGAGACAAGGACTTGGAACGCTTGTGTCGGCGTCGTCGGGTCGGACGAAAGCGAAGCAAGAGTGACGCCCCTTGAACCAAGGCCACTTGTTGCATCCCAATAATAGACGCCGCCACTGCGGACGTTGAAGATCAGGTCTTCGCCGTAGTTGTCTTGTGACCAAAGGCGAAGAGTATTTCCGGCGGTAAGCGTTGTGGCACTGCCCCACGTTCCGCGGCTCCATGGTCCAGCGCCCCATCCAGTGCCACCGACCTGTGTGTCAAGGCCAACACTGATCTGGTATTGAGCGGTAACGGAAGACCCGCCGTTTCCAGAATCGGAAGAGTTGGCAGTGACCGCAACTGTGATCGAGTAGTTGTCGTCATCGATCAGGGTGATTTGATACTCTCTGTTGAGGACCGCAGCCGTAACATTGCCGCCGAGACTGACAGCGCCGCTGAAGGTTACGAAATCACCGTCCTCACAGCCATGTCCGACGTCGTAGACGTTGATGACGGAGGACCCGTTTGTGGCAGTGAAGGGGTTGGACAGAACAACGGTGTCACGGATCGGGGTGACGTCGTTGAACTGACCGCCGCGCTCGATGTAGTATTTTAGGTGCGTACCCATCCCCAACAGATTGTCGCCGGACAGAGTGTTCCAGTTGAGCATGGAACGGCACGTGCCGAGAAACTGGGCGGTCGAGTACTTTGCCCAGCCGCCGATTGTTTCGGGAAACCCGTAACGGAAACGGATAAGGTTGGAGACACGCCAGCCGCCCTCATTCGTGTACCCTGTCAGGTCACGGACAATTCCGGGTCGGAATTGGAGTTTTTGAAGCGGCATTGGCGTAGTCTCCGTTCAGAGCATTATCCATTGTTGTGAGGGTTTTATCAATCCAAGACACTTATGTTTACTATTTATATTCTTTTTCTTGGCGGAAGAACTTTCGATAGACGTCGCTCAACCATGTTTGCCGAAGAGAGGCAAACTTCAACCCACCCGCATCCTGTGCTTTTTGTACGAGTTCGGCTTCCCACTGGTCCCTCTTAAAAGGAAAAACCGTGACGAGAGGGGTTCCGGGGGGAATATCTATGTGGGCAAAACCTTTGGTGACAAATCCGGGGAAGAAAACTTCCGCATCGTATACATCCGTGTCAACAACGGCAGGAAACAGTTCTATCCCCTCGTTCAAGAAATAGGGCGACTGATAAAACAGGCATGAGTATCCGGGGGGTGTCCTAACAATATAGCCACACCTAAACTTGATGTAAGTTTTGTTTTCCTCCTGTATTTTTACAGGGCATTGTTCGTGTGGATGATGAGATACAGTATCGTTCTCATTTGAGGCGTGTTTCCAAAATAGGTTTTGGGACTGATCTTCGTTGATGTGAGAAGAAACCAAGATTTCGGTTTGGGTTCGGAGGACGTACCCGCTTGTGAGGTAATCAAGGACGGGAGCACATTTGCGAATTGTTCCATTGGTTACGGAGTTTTCTCGATGGAACCACAAAGCAGTTTTTGGACCCGTCTCCGTAGGTGCTGACTTGTACCAATCCGGAACAGTTTTTTTCATAGGGGTCGGAGGAAAATCTCGACCTGTTTCACCAGTCGGAATAAACTGAATTTTCATGACGGCCTCTCTTTGCCGATATTACTATAACTGTCTGAGTATCTTTAACACCGACTCAGGTGTCTCAGCTAGACTTTTTACTATGGTTTCGGATTCATGCCAATCTATGGGATTGGTTATTGTTCCGATTGCATTTGCCTCTTTGCGATATTCTTCGTCAAGCATGACCGCATTAAACAAATGACGAAGACTCTTTAGACGGTTTTCACTTATGTTTGGAGGAGCCGCAAAGGCTCTTCCCAGCACAAGTGTTTTTTCAAACAAGCCCAGCAACTCTTTGTCCTGATCGGATTTTGCAAAGCTCATGACTGTTGGAAGAAAGGGGTAATCGGGGTGCCTGATTAGCCCGGATCCGTACTGTACCATAGGCAGGATACTGGGGTCCTTTAACCACGATGGTGATGTCGTTCTCACACCCGTAAGGTTAAACGCAACAAGATTGATTTCGTTTCTTTCGAACGCCAACCTGACTTGGGAAGAGTCTGAGTACCCAACAATCTCTTGTACATTCCACCCTAGGATTTGGTTAACGAGCTTAATGTGGTTTATGGGAAGGCTACTTTCTGAACCAGCTATCAAGGGAGAAGACCCGGCTTTTGCCCAAAGAATAAAGGGTTCTTTGCGGTTATCCGTCGCTGATCCCAACCAGTTAAACTTGGTCAAGTTGTATTGGACAGAGTCAGGTTTCAGAACCCCATTGATGAACACGCGAGTATCAATCGTTCCTATTTCAGAACCGTCTTTTGGGGCGGCGTTAAAAAGATAGTTAGCCGCAGATATTCCGGCTGCACCCGGCATAGCTCGAACTATAACTGCGCTCTCTGTGTGTTTAGCGGCATGTTTCGCAAACAGGCGAGCATGGACCATGTGCCCACCGGACGTAGTGTGGGCAATAATTTTTAGTTCTTCCGCAAAGGAGGATGCAACAAGCCCTAACCAGACTAAGGCACCGTATAGGAAGTAGGCCATTCGGGGATTGCCCAAGTGTTTTGATCTATGGCTTGAACACCCTCAAGCCAATACTTCATACTGAACCATTTACCAACATAAGGACTTGTACAATTCGCATACCAAATGTCAAAAATTTCCTGCTGCGTCTTACCCTGATCAATCAAGGCTTGAAACCAAGCGCGTTTCTTGCACTCAAACGCAATGGAATCAGGTGTGCAAAAATCAACAATCGCACGAAGTTCGGTAGGCATGCTCATCATTGCGACGGCTTGTGTGTAGTTTGATGCGATAAGCGGAAAGTCTACAGAGCCGCGTGTTGCGCCTGCAACAAAAAGATCGCGAACAGCAAATGAACCGGGGCGGCGAACTTCAACTGTTCCACCATTGCCAAACCCGTCGTTTTCTTTTTCACCAGCAGCAACAAGACGATCAAACTCGTTAGCGTTAATACGCGGAATAGCGTACCTAGCCACATAGGTTTGGGGGTTGTTGCAGTTGCCAAACCCGCGAACAACGTAGTTTTGGTCAAACGGGTGGACAATAAAATTGAATGCGCGAACATTGTCAGAAAGCCATTGTGCTGCTGCCAAAGCAACATCTTTAGATGATCCGGTAAAATTGCGCAGATCATAGCGTTGATACACGGACAATGGTATGTCCTGCATATCAATGAAAACAGCGGTTATTTCATCAGAGGAATTGGCAAGCAGGTTCCACAACAGGTACGTTGAATCCATGCCGCCAGAAAACCCAATTACGGTTTTCATATCGTGCCTCCAATTACAATGTCCCATTCAATATATTCTTCGTTCCAAACAGCGACATAGTTTGGAGGAGGAACAGGCATTGGAATAGGCGCTTGCCAAGTTGCATCCGATGATTGGAAAACCCAAGATGGATATGGTTTTGCGCTGACAAAAACATCCAGAGGAGGGTAATAAGACCCACCGATTGTTGCATATTGGCGACGAAAATTATTGTTGTAGCTTGTCTGTTTCCAGACCGTGTCGGAACCATACAACGACTGACAAAAAGCAATGCCAACAGGCTCGCTTTCCGGGAAGGGCAAGTTATCTATGTCTGTGTTATTGACGACAATAACATTCAGAACATTGTTTTGACCATCAAGTTGGGCAAAATGAGCCATTTAATTCCTCATTGATACAGGTAGCGGATAATAACAACGCCGCCGCCTCCAGATCCCGGATTAAAAGTGTTCACATACTGAACACCGCCGCCACCGCCGCCGCCTCTTCCGCTTGTTCCTGAGTTCGCCTGAGTTTGATTAGAGCCCGTAGCGCCGTTACCGCCGCCTCCTGTGCCGCCGTTAAATGTAGTTGTCACGGTATAACCGCCACCACCACCACCAGCGTAAGTCACAGAAGAACCTGTAACATTGGATGCAGTTCCGTTGCCTCCGGTACCGCTACCGTTAACTGCATTTCCACCAGCGTTTGATGCGCCTCCGCCACCACCGCCACCAGCGTTGCCCTTAAAGTTACCAGCGCCGCCGCCAGCCGTTCCTTGCCCAGAAATCCCGTTACCGAAAGCTGTATACCCTGCGTTTGCAAGAGCACCCGCGCCACCGCCGGAACCACCGTTTCCGGCATTGGTTTGATCGCTACCGCCGCCGCCGCCACCCGTAGCGTTGACGCTAAAGACAGAACTAGAGCCGCCTTGGCTGCCTGTGTTTCCAGATACGCCGCCACCGCCACCGACAGTGACAGAATAATTCGTAACGCTCAAAGTGGTGTTTCCGGTAAGGAAACCACCCGCGCCACCGCCGCCGCCAACACCGTTCCAAAAGTTTGAGGTCCCGCGTCCGCCACCACCGCCGCCAGCAACGATCAAATACTGGGCGCTACTGGTAGTACCTACTTGGTTGACGGTGAAGTTGCCGCTACCGTTAAAGGTATGGATCTTATAGTTGCCATCGGTTGTGACGGTGCCGCCCGTTGCAACGGTAAAAGTGACGTTTGCAGTTGGCCCCGTTCCATAGAAATCTTGAAAGTCTATGGTTCCTGAGGAGAAGGTGAACGGACCAGCCGTAGACGTATAATAGGTTGTACCACGGTAGGCGTTGAGGTTTAGACCACGACCAAACACATTGTTAATGTCGGTCATGGAAATTGCGCCGGATGAAGGAAGATAGGTAGGCATCTTACTTAGCCTCCAGTTCCTTCACGCGAGCAGACAATTCCTTCACGGCTTCGATCAGGACGCCGACAAGGTTGCCGTAAGCCACCGACAGGTGCTCTTCACCTTCGTGAACAACTTCCGGCACAACTTCCTGCATCTCCTGCGCGATGACACCTACCTGACGCGAGCCGTCCTCAATGCGCTCGTAGCGAACGCCACGCATCTTTTCGACAAGAGCAAGAGCATTGTCGATGGTGCTGACGTTCTTCTTAAGACGAGCATCTGAGTAGGCGGTGACGTTACCAGAAGCGGTAACATTGCCGCCATTATCCATCGCAAATGTGTTATACGTTCCGTTATTATATGTGCGGAGCGTAAGGGCTGTGTTGTTGCTAGAACCTGTAATTGCGTCAATATAACAAGTACCAGATGATGCCGGATAGGCATAAAGGCCAAAGCTATTGCCAGTTCCAGAAAGCGCGGTTGTTTGCTTGAAGATTGACAACGATGCAGCAGGGGTTCCTCCAATCGCCACGTTGCCGGAGGAATCGATGCGCATCGCCTCAGAACCACCCTCAACAAAAGCGATGGTGTCAGCGGCAGGGAAGAAAATGCCCGTGTTCAAATCGCCAGTGGTCGTAATGGCAGGAAGAGAAACAGTCCCCGCAGCAGTTACGATCTGGGCGTCACTGTTAATCCGAAGAGCCTCGGCTCCACCTTCTGCGAAAGCAATCGTGTCCGCGGCAGGAAAGAAGATGCCCGTGTTGAGATCCCCGGTGGTCGTGATAGCGGGAAGAGAAACTGTACCCGCAGCGGTCACAACCTGAGCGTCGCTGTTGATCCGAAGGGCCTCAGCTCCACCTTCTGCAAACGCGATGGTGTCGGCAGCAGGAAAGAAGATACCTGTGTTTGTGTCGCCAGTGGTGGTGATGGCAGGAGCGGAGACAGTTCCCGCAGCAAACGTCGCAACGCCCGTCACGGTCGGAGAAGACAGCGTTTTATTGGTCAAGGTTTGCGTGCCTGCTTCCGTGACCGGAGCGTTCGCAACCTCAATGACGTCGGTGCTGTTGGTGTAGACGATGGCCTTCTTGCCGTTGGCAATGGTCACGCCCGTCTGGCCGGAGACCTTCACGGTAACGGCGTATCCGCCAGAGGTGTTGTTGAAGAAGGTGTAGGGCTTATCAACAGCCGGGACCTCTACGGTGCGAGCAGCGGTCAACGCGCCTGTGAGCTCGATGACGTAATTGCGGCCATTGGAGCTTGACCCGTTGGGGATCGTCAAGACGGTCGCAGCGCCATCGGTCACGGCCTGCGTGACATAGCCGACGATAGCCTCTTCGAGGAGGGTTCCAAGATTGGTGTTGGTCGTATTGCCCCACGTGCCGGACTGATCTCCGGTCCCAATCAATTCAATCTTCAAGTTTGTTGAATAGGTGCTGGCCATACAACGGCTCCTAGGCGGCTATCGGTGTCCAAGTGGGTGATTGAGCAGGGGCGATTCCGGCCCATGACGGGTTCTGGTCAGGGGTGATTTGACCCCACACAAGGACCTGTCCAACATACCCTGTTGCAGAGACCCCTGCAACAAACACGTTGGCGGAAGTTATGATGGAGGGGGAACCAACTTGCCCCGTCGCAGAGACGCCCGTGACATTAACGTAGTTAACGGTAAGGACTGTAGCGGAACCAACTTGCCCCGTCGCGGACACACCAGTGACCGAGACGTTTGCTGTTCCGGTGATTGTTACTGATCCAACAGAACCTGTCGCGGACAGTCCTGTAACAGGAGCATTAGCAGAGGCGGTGGCTGTAGCCGTTCCGACATCACCTGTCGCAGACAGGCCTGTGACGCTGACGTTCGCTACCCCCGTGACAGAGACGCTGCCGACATCACCTGTCGCAGACAGGCCTGTAACACTGATGATGGCGGAAACGGCGACGGCAACTGTACCGACAGCCCCCGTCGCCGAGACCCCCGTAACGGAGACCGAAGTCCCCGCCGTTGCGGTAACTGTACCGACATCACCTGTCGCAAGCCCAATAGTGACCGCGCCGCTGCCGAAGGGGAGTTCACCCCATCCGGCAGAGCGGTTCCAACCTTCAAAGACTACGACAGCATCGGCCACGGATCATCACGCAATGCGGATGATAGCGTCAGTCGAGTTGGCTGTCGGGAAAACGACAGTGAAGTCGCCAGCCGAAGCCGTCTTGTCTGAGCCGAAGTCGAGGATCACAACCGACGGATTCGTGTAGGTGTGAGCCGGAGTGCTGTTATAGATCATCGCGCCGCGAGCGGTGAAGGACGCGGACGACCATGTCTCGTCAGCAAAGTCGGTGAAGGCTGTCGTGCCGCCCGTCGTCGGATTGACGTTGGAAAGCAGACCACCGCCAGCGACATAGGCCGAGCCGGACGTGTTGGTGATTTCGTTGGACGTCGTGTACGCCGTGGTAGCCGCCGTAAACGAGGCGCTGTTGGTATACAGCGCAATGTAAAAAGCGTCGCCGCCCGAAGAGCGGAAATCGTGAGCGCCCTCAAGCAGTTGCTGCTTGAAGGAGGTGCACATAAAGTTGCCAGTAAACGCCATCATAGCCTCCTGAGGAGTTCGGCCAGTTGCGGATGCCCCGCATCTGAGACCGCATTCTGAATTGTTGTCCTGTCACTCTGTATAGCACGTTTCACGTGAAACAGAATGACGTGTTCCATTTGATCTCTGAAAGCCAGCGCCTGTTCCCGGATTTCGGGAGGGGCGTTTTCAGAGACCTGTATCAGACGCTCAACGCATCTGTGCGCCCAAAACTCAGGCGGATGACCTTTGCCGGAGGTAGTGGCCACATCGACCTTCATCACCTCGGCTTGACCCGGATTAACCCACGACATCAGTTGGCCTTCACTCTTGTCAGGCCATCACGATAAGCGTCGATATTTTCACGACCCTCACCGAGGTTCTTGAGGCGGCTGACCGATTCAATAAAGCGGTTTTCGTAAATCTGGCGAAGGTCGTTTTCGCCCTTCATGTAGGTGTAAGCTTCTGACAAGGAACCGTAAAGCATTGCTTCTTCGGCATAGGTTCCGAGCCACGTCGTCCCGGCAGTGACGATGGATTCGGGGCGGTAGTAATAGTGAAGCTCGGCCGTGTAGCTGGAGGCAGGAACCGGGGCGAGGATGAAGTTATCCACGTCGAAGAGGGCATAATACTTTGGAACGCCTGTGGCTCCCGACGGGTTGTACTCTTGGACGTATTCCGTGTCTTTGTTCAAGAGAAACACTTTGGAACCACTGGACGTGATCGAGAGGCTGTAGGGCGACAGGTAGTCACTGGGGCACGCCAGATACTGGTTACCCGTAGAGCAGGATCCGGAGACGTTCTTGCGGAACACCTCCATCTGAGCAGCATAGATAATGCGCTCTTCGCAATTGCGAATAAACGTGTTGATGTTCTGGTTGAACGTCGTTTCATCGTACTCGGTCCAATCCTTGATCGCCTGCACCAAGGTTGCGTATGTCCATGCCATCACGGGCTCCCAATTGTAACGGTCACAATACCAACGCTTGTGACACCTTGGGTAGAGGTATTCTCAATAAACGGGAAGATCTGTTGACCAACCGGAACGTCCATCGGCTCGATGCGGTCAGGACGAGGGTTGGCCAGAGCCTGAGGCTCCGTCGGAGGATAGATAGGATCAAGCTGCGGGTGCTTGGATTCCCAGCATTCCGGACATGTGCGCAAGCCCTGCCATTCACGCTTCAACTGCGTGTAATAGTACATCTGACCGCATCGGTCGCATATGGCTTCTGACTGATAGCCAGTGGCATGACGCGCCATTTAGACCACCCGATAGAAGTTCTGGACAGGAGCAAGCGTCAGAGACGCACGGTCACGGTCTTCGCCAGCCGCCCGCTCGAACTCTTCCTCGTACACAGCCTTCAGAAGCTGGACCCGCTCGGGGGCCTTCTTCATGGCGATGTAATAGGCGAGGCCCGCAGCAAGGCAGGGGTAGAAACGGAAGGGGACTTGGAGGGTGTTCACGCCAGCCCCAGCATCGTCCATACGCACCAGCTTATCCACAACCATATAATAGGTCGTGTTAGGCTTGGGCCAGACGTAGAGGACAGGGGTAATCTGCCGATCAACAAAGTATTGAACGGGGCGGCCCTCGGTCAACTTATTGGGAATGTTGAGGTAATACTCGCGGCTGACGCGATCAACGGTAAGGTCAGCCTGAGACGACGTACCCACGCCATCCTGATTGCGGACGATTGCCGAGATGATGTCGATAGTAGAAGCAGAAAGAGTGTAGCTCACGCCACCGTTATTGACGCCCCCAGTGGGGGTGACAGTGATTGTCTCTTTCTCAATGGTCCACTGGTTCAGACCGCGGTTGGCCCATTCGGCAAGAAGAAGGTTGAGGCTGCGACGCGCCGTGCGCTGGTCGTAGCCCGTGCGGATCTCGATGCCGCACCGCTCAAACGCCTCTTCAATATAGTCGGCGACGTCAAGCTCAAACGTCTTCGTACCGGAGACAGCCATCACTTACCTCGTTTTTTGGCGACCCCCGCCTCAGAAAGGGCGATAGCGATAGCCTGCTTCTTACTCTTTACCACAGGTCCCTTCTTGCCGGAATGCAGAGTTCCAGTTTTGAACTCATGCATGACCTTGCCGACCTTCTTCTGGGCTTTCGTAGGCTTCTTCATATCAAAGACCCTTCTTGCGGAACGGCTTCACCTTTTTGGCAACGCCTTTTGGCTGACTTACAAACTGCTTTCCCGCAGCTTTGCCAGCGCGCTTCGCTTTGGTGGTTGCCGCATATTCCTGTGGAGACAGGGATTTGATAGCGGCCTCAGGAAGATACCTCTCGCCCGTCTGGCTGGACGGCTTGCCGGACTTCGTGCGCCACTTCTGTGCGGTCCAAGCTTTGAGGGATTTCTGGGACGCCTTCATTTGCCCTTATAACCTCCGCCCTTGGCCTTGTACTGCTTGGCCAACAGTTGCGCCTTGCGGGCAGACCATTGGCCAGCAGCAGTTCCTTGCACGGCGGACGCCTTGATCTTCTCAAACAAAGCTTTGCGCATGCTGGGTTTTGTGTAGTTCCCGGCAGCGTTGACTTTGCTTTTGACGACCTTGGCCATCAGCAGACCTTGCAGGACTTGACGCCCTTGCCGCCGCAGCAGCCGTCGCCCTTTGGCTTGACCTTAGAGACCATGCCGCCCTTGGCCTTCATGACGGAACCGCCACACTTGCCGGAGACCATGCCGCCTTTGCGGTACTTTTTTGAGCCATAACCACCCATGTTAGTACATCCTTCCTTTAGTGAAACCACGTGTTGCGCAACCGTCGCCGCGACCAGAACGGGCTTTCTTGGCCTTTACCATTCCGCCTTTGCGATAACCCTTGCCGCGATACATCTCTTGATCGGTTGCTGCGTTGTCCTGATCAATTGTCTCCATCAACTGGCGACGCTCGTTCTCGAAATCGTTTTCGCTCATTGGTTTATTGCGGCCACGATTCGCTGCGTCACGGGTATCCGCCGTGCCGCGAACGAGTTCATCAAGGGCCTTGCGGTCCTCTGCGGAAGGAGTGCTTTGCATGGGAGCCGAATCGCGAGACTTCTGTTCGCGTTCCATCTCTGCTTCGCGCTCGCGCTTTTTGTATTCGCGGAACTTGTCGCGAACAATGTTTGGAACAGACGAATAAGTCTCGCTGGCCTTGGCCATGTTATTTGCCCTTCTTCTTGCCGATGCCGATGATCAGCATCATGCCGCCCTTCTTCATGCCTTTTTTGGCAGCAGGGGCCTTAGCCATGCCGCCCTTCTTCATGGCCATACCCTTCTTAGCCATGCCGCCCTTCTTCATGGCCATAGGAGCCATCGAGTCTGCGCCCATGTCCGGACCGGGCGACATACCCATGTCCATCTTCTTGCGGGGCGAGACCATCTTCTTATCCATTGCACGGTTGCGGACGCGCTTTGCCATTGTTTCCTGCTTCATGTCTTTACGGCCGATCATTGTTTTGCTCCTGAGATGCGGTCAATCTTTTCTTCCAACCGATCAAAACGCTGCATGATTCGGTTGAGGTCGTTGTGGAGATCAGCTTTTGTCACGTAGGACGAAGCCATAGTCTCCCGAGTTTCTGCGAGGCTTTTCCAGATCTGATTGATCGTGGCGTCTGAATGATCTGCTCGTTTGTTGACATAGGCAATAGCCCACACGATGGGGGCAACAACCAGTGTCAGAATGACGTTCCAGATTAGATCAAGGCCCACGGTCATTTGAATCGGCTCCCTCCGGGTGGAGATTTCTTAGAACCACCGGGTCCGGCCCAGAGAACCTTTCGAGCCCAGTAGTTAGCGGAAAACTTATCGTCCTTGCCTTTGATCCCAGCAGAACGAGCGAGGTAGCTCTTGCGAGCCTCAGCGGAATAGTTGTGGCCCATCGAGGCGTCACCGAAGTGGACGACTTTTACCTCATCGCCTTTCTTGGCGAGGACCATCTTTTTCTTTTTCGGATTTGTAGAAGCGCGCGGCTTATTGAAACCGGGGAACGAAACTCCCCGATAGGTCAACGTGCCGCCAGTGCGCTTGATGCTAGAGGCTTTCATCAGGCCGTACTCGCATCGTTCTTGATGAGGACAAGCATGAACATCGATGCGCAAGAATTGTTGTTGGCAGAGCCAACCGCCCGTGCCTCTATCGTTGTTTTCTCTGGGATGACGAGAGGGTATTCAAAAGTGTAGTCGGCAGTCCCATTGTTGAGCGTAACAACAGCTTCCGTGCGAGTGATATTATCCGCTCCGCGCGCCACAAGACGCCCTGTTATGGAAGTAGAGCCTGAGAGCTGCCCCGCTGAAAACAGCCCTTGTGAGAGATATGCCGTATACCCCGCTGGAACGGTGTAGCTTCCCGTTACACGTGAGTTGTAGTCATTTTCAATGACATCATACACCGTTGCGGGAACGCCCGCTGTAACGACCCCAGTTCCAAAGTAAATTGTCCCGGCAGCGGAACTCAAGGACCCGGCCGTTGCCACGTAGCATTGGTTGATATGGAGGTACGAGTTTGATGTTGTGACGGCGGTTTGACCGTTAAGGGGGACTATTTCTGAAATCGTGTTGTGGCTTGCGTCCAAGCCTTGGAGATAAACTGTTCGTGCTCCCGTTCCGTTTTGTGTGTCGTTCGCATTGTTGGAACTAACACTCAACTGCAAAGCGGCGGCGGGAAACGGAAGAATACCTCCATGTGGCCATACGGTCTCGACGGTCTGATCAACATCGGCATTATAACCAAAGACGGTGACCGCTTGGTGCCAAGTAATTTGGCCGCGGGAAACTTGAAGTTCCCACGGCTCATTTTTCCCGGTCCTTGTTACTGATGAAGGAGCCGTCATGACAGGCCTCAGCCGTAGTACTTCAGAACTTCCATGACGATAGTGTACCTATCGCCTGCGGTAGCTCCGACAGTAGTAAACAGGAGGTCCCCTGTACTTCCCGAACCAGCGTTGTTGGTAAGACCACCAAAGCGGGAAAAGTTAAAGGACACGAAATCGTTCTCGCCGAGAGTCAAACAGATGACGTCTGTCGTGGCGTCCCAGAGCATGTTAAGCCCCATGCCTGACGTGATGGCGTCAACGGTCTGAATAGCAACGCTGGTGCACGCCGAGCCTTGATATGACGTAAGCGCGGACACGTCGATCTTGACGACACCGGATTCCCCAGTGCCGTCAGAGACGTTCGTGAACTTGAAGACGGCACGGCGAGTGTCGTCTACAAGGATTTGAGTGGCGACTGCATCAGCCATTGGGGCAGTCCCCTATTAGATGGTGTTGTTCTTGTTCTGGATGTACAGAACCGTCACGTAAGCCGTACCTGTGGTGCCGTCGGCATTCTGACCATCGAACGTAGCAATGATGTCGATATCAGACGTGCCAATGTCCCAAGCAGCAGCGAGAGGAGCGGCAACCGACATGCGGGTACGGCCAGTGGACTTAACCGTCGTAGCGGCGAGGAAGAGAGCTGTGCTGCCCGTCTTACCAATTGAAACAGTGGCCGTGCCGCTGTCGTTGCTGACAACAGTAACATCGAGGATAACGTCAACAATCTGGGAGTTCGCGGGGATCACGCCGACACGGGTCGTCGCGTCTGCACCAATGATGTCGATTTCACCAGACTGAGCCATGGTGACGAAACCGACGTTGGCGACGTTCGTGCCAATCGTGGTGCCAGTGGTATTGAAAATGTCGCCAGCCTTA